CCGATGAGTGATGACATCAGGAATTTCATTACTGCGCATGGTTGGCAGTACATGGTGACGTGGGAGGGGTGGGTGAATGTTAGGTCGCGTCACAATGAGGTGAATTTCCTGAGAGTCAACAACATTAACTACAAGTTCGGCCGGATTAATTGGCGATACCTGAATGGTCCTGAACTGATTGATGTTTTGGAGGAGTATCTGTGAAATGGCCGTCTGAGAGGGTTGTTGATGCTCTTGTAAGTAATGGTGGTACTGTGGCAAAACATGGTCCGTACGCTTATTTTGATAAGGGCGATATTCGCTTGTGTGCCACAAGAATTGGCACCTACTCATATATTGTGGTGAGCGATGATTGTGGCCCCGAGATTTACAGCGAGGATGATATGGTTAGGTTGGTGAGGTCCTTATGATCCCTGTTACTGAGACAATCTTGAATACTGCTTACCATTTCAGGTGGCATATTTTCTTCCCTGAGTATGGTATGGCCTGTATTAATTCAGGAAGTCGATTCGTTGACATCAAACGGCTTAAGGAGGATCTTTGGCAATGTAGTTTTGAGGACGACACTATTCAATTGACAGAGATCGGGACAATCATGTTCCTGAAGGAGAAACTGAGGAGGAAGCATGCGGCTGCCGATCATTAGCCCGTTGCTCCAGAACTTCATCTCATACCACCATGGGCAGGTCTTCTATAGAGGGACCACGTCGGCAACAGTGGTCATGTTCGGGGCGAAATACTTCATCACGGTCTTCGAGCCGGGAGAGTGGCTGCTCTCTACGTCCAGGGACTACACCGCTGTCCTAAGGAAAGGTGCGGGGATCAGTCAGGTGAGGCGGTTGCACACGGTCCGTGTCGACGACGCGGGTATCATCAGGGTCATGAAGAGTATCTACAGGGACACCTACGGGAAGGAGAGTGATGAGAGTGCGTCACGGTAAGAGACCGCTGTGTGAGGACATTGAGGCGGTGGGGATGCTGTTCCTGGGCGGGGCGCTGGCCGGTCTGCTGGCTGGGCTGGCCGTCTTTGCCGCCGGGGTTGCGACGACGTGGATCCCGGTGGCATACTAGGACGTGCCGCCTAGTGTCCTCCTTACAGGCGGATACCCCGGCCGGGTGGGGACTCCCCGGCCGGGGTATCTTTATGCGTGCTCAGACGTGGTCGCTGTGGTCGGCGAGCCACTGCCACTTGGACTGGGTGACGGGACCCCACACGCCGTCGTCGTCGACGCCCAGAGCGCGCTGGATGGCCTCGACGGTGCGGTCGTGGGCCTCCATGCTGGCGTCGCCCCAGATACCGTCCTGCTCGGTCCCTACGACGCCCTGCGTGTACTCCACGCCGAAGGGGAACGTGCCCCCACCCCAGTCAGAAGCGCTGACGACGGCGAGGAGACGCTTGCGAGTGTCCGGGCCGATCACGTGGTCGGGGTAGGCGCCGACGGCCCGCTGCACGTCCTCCAGCATGGACTCGGTGTCGTTGATGCTGGAGACGCCGGAGTCGGTGAAGGGGATGCGGATACAGTGGAACAGATGGCTCCAGGGGCGGTGCTGGCGCATGACAAGGCCACCGTCGTCCCACGAGTACTCGCTGGTGTTGAACTCGATGGTGTTGACGTCCGTGTCATCGGTGGACTCGACGATGGCGATGTGGTCGTCAACGCCGTCATCGTTCCAGTCGAAGGTGACCAGGTCGCCCATGCGGGCGGCGCCGGCGGGTACGAGCCATCCCCTCCCCCGAGCGTCGCCCACGCGGCCGGGGACGTAGGCGCTGTCGAAGTCGGTGATGCCGATCTCGCGTAGGCAGTAGGTGATGCCCATGTCGCAGAACGGGACACCGGACTCGCCGAACTGGGCGCCGTGGCGGGTGGCGTAGTCGCGCCCGTACTTGGTGCCTGCGGCTTTATCGTTCCACCGGCTGTAGCCGATCTCTGCTCGGGCGGCGTTGATGAGGTCGATTGCGGTTGCCATGTCAGTTCTCCCTCTCGTGCTTGCCGGGCTTGTCGACGTTGGCTGATGCGACGGCGAAGAGTGCGGCGGCTACAGCGTTGAGTGCTGCTGCCTTGCTGCCGTCGAGCACTCCCCAGACGGTGAGTGCGGCCATGACGGCGACCATGATGTTGTAGGCCCACATGCGGATTGTGGGTGCGGTGATGAAGTCAAGCATTCTTGTTCTCCATTCTCTCTAGGATTTCGTTCAGTAGGCGGGTGTGCTCATCATAAGCGCTAGAGCCGTGATTAGGGCGAGAATTAAAAGCGGCGCTGTTGACTTTCCTCTCAATGTTGTCGAGCCTTTCCATGACACCCAGTCGTCCGGGGACGCCGGGTCGATCTGGTTCTCCGTGCCAGTCGTCGAGTAAAGCGTCCAGCGAGCGGAACTGTTTGTACAGCCAGCGACCGAATCCTGCTAGTGCACCTATGATTGAGATGATGGTGAGGACCAGTCCGGCTTCAAGGTGTGGCATTACTTAAATACCTCCGTGAAAGTGTTTCGGGATTTCGGGGAGTCGAATATCATTAACCCCCTCCTCCACTTGTTACGGAGTATCTGCATGATCCGATCGTTTGGCTTGACATAGATGTCACCCTCTCGCATTGACTTGTGATCAATACAGTATATGACCTCCTTTTTAGGCCTGTAGGCCTGGACGGTGACCATGGGTAGGTCCATCCACACAGAGAAGCAACCGTTTTTCGTCCGAACCGTACAATAGTACTCGGCTCGACCACTCTTTTTACCGATGAAGTCGTCAGTGTTGTCCTTGAACTGATTGTCGATCGCATAGGACGCATAATCCTCATCAGTATCCATGATGAACTTGCCGAACCGTGTGCGTGCGACGTCGTTCTTGAACTGCGTGTCGTCTGCGAAGTGGCAGACGATGAATCCATCACCCGCTTTAACGAACTCACTGGTGGGCCAGATACCCCACTTGAGCATGTACGGGTTCATGATGCTGGCAGAGTTGGACAGCATGAATACCGTGGTCTTGTCCTTGTACCGATCGACGGTCAGGTAAAAGTTGTTGAACACCCGCACCTCATCATCCAGGTACCTGATCTGCGAGTTCTCGATGATGAATTCGTCGAAGATAACTGTGGTGACGAACGGGTAGGCCACTGACTTTTGCGCCTGGGAGATGGATAGGGTGCAGAAGTATCCGATGGTCTGCCATTTCTCCTCCTTGCCACCACCTGCAAGTCGCATGACAGCATCATTCCCATGCACTGCGAACTCGTATCCAGGGAACTCGTGGGCAATATCGTCGAAGAAAGTAAAACGACCTTTCTGCTCCACCCGGTGGCGACGAAGATAGATGAACTGTTCACCTTTCTTGATCGCATTCGAGATAGCGATCTTTTTCGCGCCATAAGTCTTACCGGTACCACGCGAACCGACAACCATCAGGTATCTGGCCCCGTACGAGCGAACCCGGCTGAAGTCGTAGTAGTGAGAAATTCCCGCCACAATACCCTCCTAGTTAATGTGCCTACGCACCGTCCACCATGCGGCACCAGCAAGCATTCCGATCGAGTTAATGTGCGGTCCTCGCCGAGGACCTCCGTGCCCAATAGTATGCGCACCGTCACCCATATACATCTCCACGTGATCCGTGTTCGGGTACGGGTCATCCCAGGACATGACGATCAGGTCCGCTGCCTTCATCACCGCGATCTGAGCGGCCGACGGCATCCCTGAGCCACGGGCCACCTGAGTACCCCTGAAGTACATGTCACCGGTCCAGGTCCCAGGATTAATACCGCACACGTCCATATAGGCCCTGTAACAGGTGGAACTACAGTCTCCGAAACCACTACTGTCCGGGTTCAACCGCCCCGGCGCCTGAAGGTAGGCAAACTTGTACTGACGGTCAGTCATCCACTTCACCACGGCGGCCCGCTTAGCATCAGCACCACCCCCACCGGGAGTGCCACCACCGCCACCGCCACCGCCGCCAGCATTGCCAGGCGTCGGGGCACTCCCCCCGCTAGAGACCTTGTTCGGGGCAGTCATCCACACCCTGGAGTTCGGCGTCGGATATCCTGTCACCCACCCCGACGTCGTCTTCAGGTGCAGCATGCCAGAACCGTCAGTCCATGCGGACTGCAACGAGCCCGCGTTGGAGCCACCGTTGGTCGCGCCACCGGAACCACCGTTACCGGGGTTCTGCTTACCGGGAGTGCCCGGCGTGGAGACACCGGACGTGTCCCCACTCTTGATGATGCTGTAGGCCTGGTTATACCTGTTTGGGTACTTGCCCAGCACACCATCATTCAGGCACGCATGATGCACCCCGTCCAGGGATGCATTACCACCGCAGCGGTTCATCACACGCAGTGCGTACCGGGGACCCTGGTGATACATGACGCAGAAGTAGATGAACGTGTCGGTGTTGTGCTCAGGACTACAACCTACGTTCAGTGCCGGTTGCTTGTAAGCCTCAAGATCGGTTACCAGTTGCTCATCCTGGATGTGTGCCCCGGCCCGAAGGAGAGGGAGGAGAGAGTTTCCTTCGAGCCGGGACAGCCACCTGTCCGTCCACCAGTCATTGTCGGCGTGGGCCGCGAGATCAGTGCGCAGCGAGGCCTCCACACCGGCGAACTCGGTGGGATGGGCAGAACCCATTTTCTTGATAATGGCCGAGGCACGCGGTCCGTACCACTGGGCGATACCCACGGTAATCGGATCGTTGTAGTTGATCGAGTCATAGCGCATCGAGGACTCAACAGTCCCGATAGCCTTGATCGCAACTTTTTTGTGCTGATCATCCCAAGCCATTATCTGTGCTCCATCAGAAGATTCGGTAGGTGAAGTTCACGTTGAACGTCATGTTCTCAGGGAGTTCGGCACCCGTCACCAGGGTGGCGTCGGGCTTCACGTAGATCGGGTAGATCTGACGGTCACCACCCCACATGAGTCCCGTCGTGTTCCCGTAGGGGAAAGCCCACCCAGGCAACTCAGACAGCACCGTGTCCGCGGGCGGCTTGTTGGGGCCGGTACGGAAAGTACCCTGGATGTTCACCATGTCACTACGCAACGTACAGTTCAGGAAGTTGTACTCATTGTGCACGTACTCATGGCTCAGCGGGCCAAGGTTCACTGAGGCGCGTAGGCGGTAGGACGTACCACCGCTCATCCACTTGGCGAAACGGTAGGCACAGTCAATGTACCCGTTATCGGACAGTTCAACCGTGTTGAATGACCCGTCCTTGTTGTAGAACTTCCACTCCTTCTCATCCAGGTTGTGGTACCAGGTCATGGACCCCTCGCACACGTCCACCGGCTGAAGGTTCATTTCAGCGATGCGCGACCAGACGGACCGTCCCTTGTTGATGTCGTTGTTGATCTGAGAGGTGTTGAAGAGGACGGGAAGAATCTTGACCTTGGCATTCGGGAAGTACTGGTTAACCGTACCAATGAACTCCGCAATGGCCTCACGAATCGAGTACCTCTCGTTAATATCGTAGATACAGTCCAGCACAAGAATATGCTTCACCTTAGGGAGCATCGCCTGGTGCAACTTGGATCGTGCTGTAAGCAACTGGGTGTTGAAGGAGTTAGAGTTCTTCGATGTGAAGCCACCCCCTTCCATCGCATAGTTGTACATGAACGTGTAACCCATCCACGCCTTAATCCATCTGAGCCACTCCCTGTCACCGGTAGCGTTGGTACCACCAACGACAATCGCACCGTTAATCTTTTTGTCCAGCACATATCGGTCATCGGACTCAAGCTGCGTGTAGTACTCACGCTGGAGCCGACCATTGATCCCGTTGTAGAAATCAAGGGCCTTGGCGTCGGTCTTGTCAGACTTTTGCTTTGTGGGGAGGAGCAACTTGCTCCCGTCCTTCATTTCAGCCTCAACATAGTCACCGTCCTCCTTGGGCATGAACGCCACCTTGATAAGAGTTGCGGTGAAGTCAGCAATGATCTTGTCAGCCTCGGTACGCTTAGCATCAAGGTAGGCCTTCGAGTCGTTGTCATACTTGACAAGGTCATCAATGGTCTTCTGAGCGTCCTTCTGCCACTTGTCAGCAGACTCATTAACCTTTTTCACCATCCCGTTAACGTCCTCCCCGAAAGAGTTCGCATAACGGATAGTGTCGATAACGGCCGTCCGAATCCGCTCAAGAATCTCCAGGACAGTGAGCCCGTTGTTATAGGTGAATGGCGTCGCATAAGGGGTCGTGCTCGGCTGCAAGTGATAAAGGGCCGAGTCAATCATCTGAATTCTGGGGTCATTCTCAGTACCCATAGTAGTCCAATCCAATCATGTTCACGGGCGGTGTCCAGACGTACATAAACAGTGACTCCAACTGAGCAATCACCATCATGTCAATATTGATAATAGCATCACGGTGCGCCTCAATAAGAGACGCCATCGAGCCCGAGAAACCCTCCTGGCTCGCCGTCCCGGACGACTCCGACGTCGTCGACGCCGACTGTCGCCCCGAAGAGTCCTGCTTCGACTTAACACCCGTCTCCGCATTCGAGTCGGAAGCACTCGTGGCATAGTCGCCGTTGCCCGACAGGCGCACCTGCGGCGTGTCCGACTGGACGGCACGAGACCTCGCCGTCGTGTCCGACGACGACGTACCCGACTCACTGGAGTCCGAGGAGGAGGTACCCCTGCCCGTACCCGTCGACTTCGAGGTGGTCCGCATCGTCAGGTACGGGTCACGCTTAGTCAGTTCCGCTTCATAGAACTGGTTGTAGTAGGGCATGATCTCGTTCATCTTCACTTCCAATTGGAAGAGGAACTGATCAATAGTCTCGTGCCCGATCTCGTTGTACCAGAAATGTTTCTTGATCTTTTTGTTCAATGTCTCCCTGTAACCGTCCATAAAAACGGGATAGTGAGAGAGGGCTTCATCAATCAGTTTCTCAGGAATCTTCCTGAGTTCCACGGTGTAGTTACTCATGAGGACCTCCCAGGTCAGTCGAGTTGGTAGACTCCGCCGTTGCCAGCGGATTACCGAGCGTCATCGGGTTCAATGCTTGCATGTCAGTGGTTCCGGCCGAGTCATCCAGATTCCACGTCACGTCAACGTTCAGCCCGTACTTGGCATTGATCCACTCACACGCGTACTCGCGAGCCTGAAGGTTCACGGCACGCATAGCAAGCACCTGACCGGAAGAACCCGACGCTTCCTCAACAACCATCCGCTCACGCTTGCTACTGTTGACGTTCATGATCCCCAGCAGAGTAAGTGCTTCATTCCAGACACGGACCTTGGCATCCATGACGTGAGGCAGATAATCCTTGTCAATACCGGTGGACAAATTGCCAATCTTGTCAGCAAGCGTTCCGATACCCGTAGATGAGGACACCTCCGCAATGGCTGGGCGCCCTTCAGCCAATTGCTTATAGGCGTCCAGAACACTCTTACGCTCATTCGTGTCAGCGGTCAGGAGAACAGGGACCCGCATGTGGATGAGATCAATTTCCGTGGTGGTGTCAATCTCAGACAGTCGACGGGCATATACCGAGATAATATCCGTGTCGCCAGTGCGCAGATAGTTATTCCAAATGGGAACACAGTCATCACCCCTCAGTGTCTTGTTCACCATGGTGTTCCCGTACACGATAAACTCGGTCGGATTGTTATACATGTTCGGGGTACCGAAACCTGCGCCCCTGAGCGCGAAATACCTGTTGTACTCCACATCCCAGTAGAAAACAGCAAGCCCTTGAGAGAACAGAGTCATCTCCAGGTAGCGAGAGTCAATCTCCTCCGGCAGTCCCGTCCAGTGATAGCGGTTCATACACATCTCGGAGAGAACGCGTGCATACATTCGAGTGAGGATATCTCCTCGCATCTCCCCAGGATCACGAATCATCTCTCTGAGGAAAGGTGCGTAGATCGCCTCCCCAACAAAATCAGGCCGTCCCATTACTGTTCCCTTTCCCAGTTGATCGGTGCGTTATCCATTGCCAGAACATCGACTGTCTCACGATTCTGCGGCGGTGAGTGCCAGACGGTGACGCCCTTTTCAAGAATACCCCGAAGAGTCTCGATATAGATTTGCGGGACAGATGAGGATGTGATACGGACGTTTTGACACTTCCAGTAGGTGAACCGACTCATGCAGCGCAAGCGTGCCGGCAACTGTCTCATGAACGTATTCACAGCGTATCCGTATCGCTCCCAGAACATCCCCTGTTTGAGGATGACGTCAGGAGAGACCATACGAAGACGTGTCTGAATAACAGCACCATTGATCAGCCAGTTGAACGCGTCACCCCCAGTAGCACCTGAAACCGTGGGCGGTGTCACCTCCGCATCCTTGACTGATGCATTGATAGCGGCAATTGACTGTTGGTAGTCACCCTGTGCAGCCCACTTGGCAAGGTCTCGGTTAGCGGTTGCGTTCGCCCCGTTCAACAAATTCTGTTCCGCCTGGTTAGCACGCATCAGGTTCGCATTGATGGTGTTGTTCATGTTCCGGGCATTAATGTCAATACCGGTATTAATGTCGCTCGACACCTGCCCCATGAAATAGTTCCCAAGACCACCGAAAGCGCCAGTAAGGTTCCCTGACAATGCACTACCAACGGCACCACCAATACCCGATACAGCACGGTTCGCTGATGCCACTTGCTGGTGCGCCATCTGGGCGGTGTTCGCCGTCGCCGTGTGCAGATTGTTCGCGCCAATATTGTTTTCATTCATGGCACTCGACGTACGGATACCACGCATTGCAGCATCGTAGGACGTGTCAGCGGCACGCGACGCCTTGTCCCTACCCCACGAAGCAGCCGTTCTGGACTGTGCAATTGAGTTCGCGTGAGAGGCGTACCAGATAGCACTCTGGTCGTTCACGACGGGAACGTGCGGGAAATTATCGATGACCAGAGCATCATCCAGATACTCCATGTCACCCTTCCATAACCCATTCTTGTACGTAGAGTTAAGACCGTAGATGTATCCAACAATTCGTGGAGAGGGTGGGAGAATATGAGTCTCCAGTCGCAATCCGATGTTGTTGTGGTACATAAGTTGCTCGGGTGCAATAGTAATTGTCTGCCCGTTATTAGCACTTACCTCATAGTAGCAGTACGGTGAGGTGAAAAACTTTCCGAACCTGTGCAACAGGCCCAGATGGCGCTCGGTGATGTTGTTATTACGGTCCCTGAACCAGTCGACATGCTCTAGAGGCGTAATACCATCTGCAACAATGATCGTCTTATTGGTGTACACCTTGTTGATCTTTTGCAGACCAGCCTGCCCAACCTTACCTTGGGCCGGTGTGACAGACACGTTCGGCTTGGGGACATAATAGATGTCCATAATCCCCTGAGAGGCCCATGGTGCATTACTGAGCGCGTTCATGACGGCCGGGAGTTTGTCGAATGGACACATATAGATGTTCGCACCGCTAACAATTCGACCGCCGTCGCGCCCCTTGGTGGCCGTGTCGTCGCCCACTCCGTAGGGAATGTTTGCCCCATAGGCGGAGGAGATTGTGGGGTTTCCCGTAGTGCCGAGGTCACCTTCCAGGTTGATTGTGGAAACGATGATGGCGCTGAAGTCATAGCGGTTGGAGAACTTGCCATCAGCATCGTTCATTGAGGCAAGCCATGAACGATAGATAGCATGCTTCTCTCCAAGGGAAAACCCTTCGGTTTCCTTGAGATAGTTGCGCGCGAAGAAAGGCCATTTACTGCTACGCTCAAACTTGGTCGACTTATATTTTTTGTCGAACCATTCCCACATATGTGACCGTTCGACAAAAGCGTCACCGAACTTCACAAGATGATGGTACGTCGTCCATACGTCCAGCATTACAGTGAGTTGAGTAGTCTCCGGCGCGATATAGTCGACCGACTGGATAAAGTAGAAAAATGTGGTAGCCCTGTTCTTCTGCTGAATCGGAAATGCATTATTGCGAACAATCAGGTAGTTGAACGTGTTCGCCTCACTAAAAGGGATATTGATACGAATCGGCAAACCCTGACCACAGTAGGTCATGTTCTTGATCGTGATCGTAGGCAGGTGCTTCACATCGTTGTAGGACATAATGTAGTCGATCGCACGTTCCGGCGTGTTCCACCAGTACACATCCCTGTACATCGAGTCCCAAGGAACATTGCACAACGTAACCTCGGTGCCAGGACCCCACACCGAGTAGTCAAACTGCGTGCCGAAAACACTCTTTTCCGGCAAAGAATCAATAGTGGGCATTACTCCTCCAAACACTGACGGACACCATCTTTTGGATGGTGCCCGTCAGTATATATGAGGTGTCAGGCTGCTGCCAGCGCCTTAGCGTCGGCAACAATATTCACCTTGGCAGAAGCCGTCTTGGTAGTCCACTTGCCAGTGCCCGGAACAATCCAGGAGACCTTAACAGTAACAGTTAACGGCGTACCCGTCTCGTTCGGGGAAATAACCATGAGACCGTCATTGTCAATGTGAGTCCCGGTGTCCTTGTTCCCCTCGATGGCCCACTGTTCAGTGAACTCAATGTTCTCGGTCTTCGCGTCCAGACCGCTCATGACCGCTTCCATCTGGAACTGGCCACCCTTGATAGCACGAATAGTCGTCCCATCAATGTTGCGCACGTCAGTCTCATCAGGAGTGATAATGGCCTGAACCTTAGACACACCAGTACCCGACGGAATCGTGATGGTCTCACGGGCCGTGTCAGGCGCCGTAGAGAACTTGACGATCGGGGCGAACGGGGAGGCGGAGATGATCTCCCAGTGATGGAGGAAGAAATTCGTCTGCCGGGAGATCGGGTTGAACTCACTAGTCGTCTCCAGGGACGTGTCCGCGATGACGAAAAAGTCCTTCGTCGTCAGGAACGCCTGAACCCCGTCCATGGCGATGTCCTCCTGACGGATTTCAACAATCCGGGAGGGTACCTTGCCGTACTCAAGGTTGAACATAGGCGCCAGAGCGTTAACGTCCAACCCCGAGTTCACCTCAGGAGTAACGAAGAGGACCAGGTCCTCAGGGCGGGTAACGATCGGCATCTTCGCCCCGTTGAAGCGGGTCGACAGGAAGTTCAGGTTACTGGCCGTAGCACGAATCTTGCGCAGAAGATTCTTCGCATCAGTCTCAGTGGAGTTCATCGCCGCGACGTCGGACACGTTGACGTTAAACATTGGGTACTTGTTGTCCATGACCCGGAAGAGGGCCGTGGTCAACAGGTACTCATCCCAGTTGTCCGACGTCGTGGGTGCAGCCATAATCTGCTGCGTCAACTGGTCCAAGCCAGACGGGTCCAGGAAAGCACGCCGCAGCGTGTTCTCATCCACCGTCACCTTGTAAAAGTCTTCACGATCAACCGTGTGGAAAGCCGTGGCAACGTCGATCTCAGCGCGACCGAAGATGTCTCGCTCCAAATACTCACGCTCATGGCTGTAGTGAGACGCCTTGACGATGCCGGTCTGAATCTCCTCGATCGTGTCACCCATGGAGAGGACACCGCGCTTGAACTCGCTGAGCGGGTTGTACCAGATGGCGTTACGCGCGTAAACAAGACCGATACGGTTGATCAGCGCCTCAATGAACTCATTCTTATGCGCACGGAAAGAGAAAATCGCGTCGGCTACATCAGCAACATTCCCCTTCGTGGCCGCAGGAATACGCTTGTGGTAATCAAGCGAGGCGTCGTTACGAACCGCATTCAGAATGGACACGTTATCCGCATTGCGGACCTTGCCGTAATACTTTTTAGGCATCAGTTCTTCCCCTCATCAGGTGAGTTAGACGTGGAAATAAGATCATCGAAAGTAATACCCTCGTAGTCGGGGGCACCGTCCTCCCCAGGAAGGGAACCGGCGGCGTCACTCGGGTCAGTACCCGGCTGGGCCATGAGCAAATCATAGTTCTTCGACTTGAGATCAGAGATGCTCTTCTCCTTGTCCTCAAGCATCTTGTTGAGTTCAGTCATCTTCGAGTCGAAACCGCCAGCGTAGTCGGTGACATTCCCCCAAAGACTCTTCAGGTTATCGAGAGTCTCTGAATGGTCGGCACCCAGAACCTCCCCCAAACCATCAAGTGCGCCGGAGAATTTCTCTCCGATATCATCCATGAATCCCATCATTCCTCCCTTTCCGTGCACAAAAAGATATGGTGGGTAGTTACCTACCCACCATATCACTGCGGAGAGACACCCGACAGTGCCAGGAATTGCTAGATCGTAGCCATGACCGAGGGGTTTCAGCCCGTAGCGTCCCGGTCAGGCGCCAGCGCTCGCCTTGGCATCCTCCACGAACTTGGTGACCGCCTCGGTCAGAATCTCCGGGACCTCACGGCGAAGAGTCCAGTGAATGTCCTCAAGGTCCTTCGCGGTCTTCTCGGTGACGGTAACGGTGATGTTCTTGTACCCGGACTTAGAGCGTGCCATTTCAGTTCCCCTTACTTGAGAGTGAATGTTGTGTTCGCGAGGACCGTTCCTCCCGGTACCCGCTTGGGAACTAGCTTACCATCCCAAGTTCGTGGTTGCAACATGTCCTCAAGACGAACTCTCGCTGCGATCTCATGAGGAAGTCCGGCAATGTGAACGTCGTCATAATTACCAAACCTCTCGCAGTACTGTTTGGCTCGAAGGAACACCGCTTCATCGAATGGCCGCCCATCGTGCTCAACTTTCCAGGCACCCAGTTCCGTGGGGTGCAGCCACAGGTCCGGTTCCTCCTCGCCCAGGAGATGAAGAGAGTCCGTGTCACAGTAGAGGAAGCGGTCATAGTTGGCCTGGGCGGACCTGATAAGGTCCTGCCGGGCGTAGGCGGTGATGAACGCCCCCATGGCCGTATAGACGGGGTTGCTCTCCTCGTGGTCGCACATGACGTACTGGACGGTACCCGTCTCATCCAGGACAGGGCGCTTGCCGGTGACGTCCGTGTTCTTGGCGAACTTGCCATAAAGAGAGTTCAGATGGAGTTTGGCGATCGTCCTAGCACCTCCGGTACTGTTAGCCTTCACCGCCATCCACTTGTCGATGTAGTCGTTGAACAGACCTTCAATGCCCTTGAAGTTCCAGCAACCGTTGATTGCCCAGATCTTGAGGTCGTACTGTTCCTGCCACGTCTCAAGGTCGACTGAGGTGATGGACACGGTTGTCGGCTCGTTGACCTCTTCCAGGAACTCCTGGCTGTTGAACTGAATTGATCGCTTGATCTGAATGCATGGGACGTGGTTAGACTTGAGTTTCGCCGTGAACGTTATTGACAGGATAAAGAGGTCTGCGTCATCGTCTTCCACCTCACTCCACCAGGGCTTTCCGTACGGGAGTAGTTTTGTGCGCATAACCCATGGATACATTGAGTTCTTGTCGATTACGATTCCTCGACCAACACGCTTCCTTACATATTTCTTATTCGGCATTGCGATTCCTCCTCTATATGCAAGCCTAATGTCGTCGTCTACTGTCTTACTCAGGACAGGGAATGTTCGTTCAAACCCTTTTCCGTGTAGTGACTTGAACTCCGCCAGAGAGTCAGCACCAACCGTCAGGCGCTTCATACCACTAGCAAGCACGATTCTCATGGCCTGGGCCATGATGAAGATGTCCCTGTAGAGGTAGTCCCACTCCTCCTGAGAGGGGAGGTAGCCGATGGGGCGTTCCATCTCGTAGTCAATATCTCCCTTACTTGATTCAAGGTTGAACGCCTTCGGCACGTCTCGCACAGGCAAGGGGATTTTCTTGAGCGAGTCTCTGAGTTCAACTTTCACGCCCTCCTTAGAGACAATTGTTATTGAGTAGAACTTGTTCATGTTGGAAATAACAGTTGAGAACTGCCCTTTACCGGGGTTCTTAGCAACCCAGGTATAACCATCCTTGAGGATGTAGTCGAGGATGAATGACCCATCAAACGCCAGATTGTGAAAGTATGTTACGGACGGAGCGGAAAGCATGTATGCAACATACGAACCCACCCCAATCCCAATAACATAGTCGTCGTAGTCGTCTACGGCCATGGAACCCCAGGACCACACTCGACAGTCAAGGGGATTGGTGGTGGTCTCGAAATCAGCACATCGGCTAGAGATCGAGCGTCTTGGCATACTCGACGTACTCCATAGCACGACCGAGTGACTGTTCGCCGCGCTCCATGGCCGCGTCGATCATTGAAGGGGACTGTTTCGCTGAACCATCAAGCACCTGCATTTGCAACTGCATCGCCAGATACTTGATCGACAGTTCCTCCGGGAAGTCGGTGTGGGTCCACAGGAACCATAATTGATTATCCGTAAGACCAGCAATACGAACACGTGCTTCATCGCTACCCACGACGTCGAGCATTTTGTTCATATTTTCTCGGACGACCTGGATCATCCGCTTGTCCTGATACTGGCGACGCAAATCATCGTTGCGCAGGGCGATCATCTTCGCCCCTTCACTCCCCATGATCTGCTGAGGTTTGAAGATCTTCAGTTCCTTCATACCGTCATAAGCATCGGTACCGAACACAGGGTGGGCGGGCTTATTCATTGCCCGACGCTCCTTCGCCGTCATCCCTAGTGGCTTGATGAACACGTCCTCATACTTACGCTGCTCCTTACGTGTCTGAGTGTTAATCTTCCGTACAGAATTCACGTAATTACGGTACGCCTGACGTTCAACAATAGTTCCACGAGCACCCTTATAGTACCCCACCGATGCTCGCCTGAAGTACTCTTGCTTCTCGATAACTCTTTTCAGTCGGTCACCAGACATCCCCATGATCTTGTCTTTACCTACGCGGGGATCATACTGAGTGCCCGAGATGTCAATACCAGCATCCCCCTTCGTCATACGGTGAATCTTCCTCGACACCAGCCTCTCAGACCTCATAGCAGCAGCCCGCAACTCAGCCAGTTCCTCACGTGAATAACGCATGATGAAATCCTCCCCGTCCTCCACCTAGGAGGACGGGGAGGACATATGACTAGTGGTACCTCAGGACTCAGACCAGGGTCAACTTGTAGAAGCGGTTCAGGCCCTTGCCCTCCTCAGTAACCTTCACCTTGATGGGAGCGGGCCAGTCGGACGGGTCACCCAGGAGGGCCAGGATGCGCTTGGCAGCGTTGAAGACCGGTCCGGAGAACGCCTGGTAGGCCTTGCCCTCGGGAGTGATGAAGATGGTGCGCACGGCCTGCTCGACCTCACCGGTCTTCTCGTTCTCGAACTCCACGGGCTCGATCACCATGTCAGTGATCTCGAAGGGCTTGCCACCCAGTTCGGAGATGTTCTCAGCGTCGTTGACAGCGTTGAAGATCTTCGTCTTAGTCTGGAAGTCGTCACCCTTCACGGTGGTAAAGATGCCGTTAGTGGCGGCGAGGCCCGCGAGAGGGGAGGGGTTGGTGGTGGTGACGTCGGTGCTCATTGTGTCTTCCTTTCAGAAAAGTGATTGCTGCTCGATCTTGGTTATGTCGCGTGACGTGTCCGGTACGGCCAGGAACAGCGGCTGGACGTGCCAGAAGACTAGCAGAGACAACATCTCCTGCATGGTGGGCTCTTCCCCTACAGGGTAGGCCACGTGGATGGGGCGACGCCCCTTGGGGGTGACGATCAGGGTTGGTTCGCAGCCGCCGGGGCGGAAGGTGATGAATCCGTACTCTGTCGCGTAATGGTCCATTCCGAGAGTTTTATAATGGCACACTCGGAAAGGATGTGGATCAAGGTTCTCATCTATCGCTATCCAGTTTGTCAGTGACGGTGTTGCTCCTTCGGGTAGGGCAGGGTTGCTATTGGCCCGAAAGTCGCGTTCAGCCGCCGTGCACTCATGCCGTACAGATCTGCAAAGGATTTCCGGTCCGTCACCTGCTTCGGACATCCTCCTGGAACCCATTTCCCTTCCACCTTTTCAATGATGAGTTTTCCAGACCAGAGCGGCCCCTGATGTTCCCGTATCTCTTTCTCAGACAGACCAGAGTTCATATTCCAAACCTCCAGGATCACATATGTGGTCGATTGCTGAGTTCACGTTGTCACCAACATAAACCAGTTTGTTCCCCAAGTATACTGTGATCACAGTTCCCGGATATCGATAATCACCTCCAATTTGTCCAAAGGTGACCGGAATTGACTGTACGCCCCGTCGATCTCCCGAATCACTCTCTCGTGCAGATGATCGCAATTGATCAGACTCAGATACCTGATTGTCGCACCTAACGACCATGACCTGAACAACTCCTTCCCATCGTCCTGGACGATGAACTCCTCATTCCTTGACCTGAACATCGGTATCAGCCGCCGCATTAACGGCCGACATGACAGCCGTCAGAGTGAACTTGTTAGCCTCACTATCCATGAAACCAGGAGTGTAACTAATGCCTTCGTTTGTAATGGTATAGAACGCTGGCATACTATTCAGACCAATACGAATAATCGTGTCCCGGTCCTCAGGTTCATCCCCACCAATAATCTTGAACGGGATATGAAGTGACTTGAGTACGCTAACCAGAATCGTAATAACCTTCAACCGCATTTCAACCCCACAGTAAACGCTAGAGCCAGAGACAGAACCACATTCCACCAGAACAGTAGAGACAGACACTCCTCAGGGGAGCGGACAAAATTGCGCCACACTAGACTTCAACCTCCCACCAGTAACGCATTGCTGCTAGCATTCCCTGAATCTTGTATGTAGAGACAGGGCCTCCAGCCATCCAGTTCTTGATAGTACCGTCCTCATTCAGTTCAATACGGGCAATAGGTGTGTTGACAATATCGTATGCCTTCACACAGTTCCCATCAATCACTGAATAGAAAAACATGTTAGCGAAAACCTGTTGCAAGTCCTCAAGCCTCGATTGACAATTCACCCTTAGCTGCCTTCCATCCAGTGCGAACACCTTCACAGATACCTTCGAAAAGATCGGCATATTCGTCACATGAGGTGTAGACAAATCCATCAACAGTGTCATTGATGGTAAAGACCTCACCTACACTGCGACCTTTTGCAAGAACCTCAACCCTAATAGGAGACCTAACAACCGGATTAAGGCCAACATTCAAGAAACAGGTCTTGAGAATAAGAATGAACTCATCAGTACTCATCGGAACCGCCTGTAGAAAGGGCCTCAGTAATAACCTCAACCACACAGTCAGCCACCAACTCAGCCACCCAACGCTCACCCGCACCAGGCAGAGCAAACAACGACAGAGAACCCTCTCCACCACCCACCTGATGCCGGTGAACAGCCAGACAGAGCGTCGCACTACCCTCCTCACACAGAAGAGTCAGATCGCCGTCCTCGGCCTCCAGGGCAGGGTCAACACCCATCTCAACCATTCGGTCGAAAGCCTTGTGCATGGCCCTACTAGCCAAATCCATCAAATCGTTGAA